TGCTTTTACAACAGAAGCAACAGCATCCGACTTGATAGTCTCCATACCAGATTTGTGCTTGATATTAGCCCAAACCGTAGCAAAAGTAGACCAAGATTCAACTTGCTGCCCCGCAGCATCGTAAGTTGATGACTGGCTTTGAATCGTAATCCGCTTATTTAGTTTGCCAATATCCATTACACACCCATGTTAATTCTGTGTGGGGTTAGAAGATATAGATAGGATTGCGGACGCTCATACGGTTTTAGTTGGGTTGCGTTATCAGCAATGGATTCACGATTTTCGTATAGATTGCCAACCATCAGCAAAATCGCTGCTTTTACACCAGCGGGACAAGGATAAGGGTTTGGACTGCTTAAATCAGTATATCCAGCAGTAAATTGAACCGTTACATCGTGGCTTGGAGTATTTTGCTTAAAGACTAGTTTGGATGGTCTAGCAAAGTTATCCACATAATAGTCAGCCGCTGCAACGGTCTGTGTCACGCCGTCGCTGTCTTGATACGTCACGCTAGATACAGATGTCACTGGATATGTTTGAAGACTTAACTTGCTGTCTACGGCTGCGCCTTGAGCCTCGTAGCTACAGGAGGCAATCGTCACGCCTGTGTACTGCTCTGCGTTTTCTCGTGCCGCTGAGATCAAGCCACGGACAAGCGCATCATCTGGATGGGCAGGGGGCGAACCAGCAGTATCAAGCCGCAAATGCAATTGCGCCTCTGCTAATGACACTGGCTCTGCTGTTGGTTGAGTTGTTTTAATTAGGTATTTCATACCCTTTCCTCCCACCATCCAGCAAAGACAACTGTAGCAGTCTGATTGCCTGTGTTAGTAATGACATAATAATAAGTGCCTGGTGAAACGCCTCGAACAGAGCTTTCACCCGCCACGCTTGCTTCTTTATTGCCAGCGTTTACTCGGACCAAATCAATCGTTGTGCCGCCAGTGTGTGTGCCGTTATAAGCCATCGCAACCTGACTCGTTATAACTGGCGTGTCAGTCATGGTGTTTTTACGGATAACTGGCATATCTGTCCACGGACCGTCTGCCGAACCACCAGTACGCAATTCAATTTCAATGCTTGAGCCTTCAGTATAAAAGCTGGTTTCGTGCAACACGATGTTTGCACCAACCGTAGCACGAATGGTTACAACGCCAAGAGACAAAATGCTCAACTTCTGAAATGTGCGGAATTCTTTGCCAGCCCAAAAACTTGTTTCAGAAACATCAACACGCAGACGAGCGTGTTCGCCGTTATTGTCAGTCAGTAACTTCAGGGGAGGATGCGCCTCGACCCGCTCGCAATATGTACCGTCCTGCATATCAATAAGGCGCATGTCCTCATTGAACGGACCTTTATATAGTTTGTCAGCCATTTATCATCCCCGCCATTATCTTAATAATGCGATTTGGGTCGATTTTAGCCCAAGCATCAGCACAATGCTGACATTTTACCCGCTTACCGCACCCTAAACCATCGCCAATAAAGATATTTTTGTGCATGGAATATCCAGTCACATGCGGAGAAATAAAGCCGCCAAACAGCACTACACCACGCAGATTTAATGCCGCTGCCGTATGGTGCATCCCGCCCTCTGGCACAAGAAAGGTTTTGGCACGACTCATTACCGCTGCCATGTGTCTTGGTGTGGGTGTTTTAATCCATCTTGCATTAGGCAAAAGTTTAGGTTGTGTTTCGCCTAGCTGAATCCAGTCAGTATTAATCGCACTGGTAACTTTCGCAAAGTTATCCCAACCCCAGTTTCGATTGATACTTTCTTGCTTTTGCTTTAAACCTGGCTCGACAATAACAAAGCCACTTCCAGACTGTTCCGCAAATGCCAGTTCATCGGCATCAAAAAACAATTTAGCAGGCTTAGGTCGGTATGCCCGCCAAGTCCAAGCGTTATGGTCAACGTGACTAAAATAAAGACGATTGCCAGGAGAATTATTTAATCTATGGTCATATTTCTCATTATTTAAAGCGATAAATGGATTGTTCTGCCAAGCAGAATGTTTGCGAATCATCCCTGTTGGATCAGTAATGGCAACCTTACCGCCTAACGCCATCGCCTCGCCTACTGCCATCAATTCATCGCCCCAGCCCATGTTATTCCCACACCATAATGTAATCACCAGAAATTACCGTATAAACCCTCATGCCAAGACTTTGCAGATATTTAACGGCTGCATCGTCTGCGTATCCGTATTTTTTGCCCTTACCAGGCTTTTGTTCAACGATAATGGTTGGCTTATTATGAATAATCGTTTGCTCTGCGCCACGGAGGACATGAAGTTCGTAGCCTTCGCAGTCAACCTTAATAAAATCAACATCAATAAAGGTAAAGTCATCCAACAGCATCGTTTCTACTGTTTGTAAGGCTTTTTCCTTACGCCTATTAACCATCGGTGCTGTATCGCCACATGAACCATCAGTCGCACAAGCCATCGTGACTTCACGGCGAGTATCAGATAGTGCTACTTGATGCAGAGTGGCTTTCGGTGCATTTAGCTTGAAATATTCGCAATATTCGCTAACAGGTTCAAATGCTTCTACATTTTTAAAGTCTAAGCACATCACCCTAGACCAAAGACCAAGGTTGCCACCAACATCAATAGCGGTTCGTCTTTTAGGGATTACCCTAAGACACTCATTGTATTTGTTGTATTGATACGTCATTTTTCCATCAACGTATTTTCCAGCAGCTTTCATCCAGTCGATAAGATGCTGCTCGTTATCCGGCAAATATAAACCTTCCCATACTTTCATTTGATAGCCTCCCAAGCCATTCCAGAACGGATTTCGTTCAAAGTCCATTGATTATCTGCTAACGCCCAAGCCATCTGTTCACGATTATCTGGCTTTATAGGGTTTTCCATTAATGATAAGTCCATCGTTCCGAATTTTACGGCTGTTGATTCCGAATCAGTCGCAAAACACGGAACACCCTCTATTGCAGCCTGTACACCAGCTATAGACGAATGAACGACTACTGCATGGGTGTCGCCTAGCTGCCCTCTAAAAAATTGCTCTGTGTCGTTCCCAGCATGTTTTAAGTTGACCCTTATCTTACGGTCTGAGTATTGCCTGATTGCTTTTGAAGTGTTTAGTATCCAATCAGCCTGAGTTGTGCCAATTCGTCTGAAAAATGTATCAGATTGCGGACAAAGCAAAATGTCGCTGCCTTCTCTCCAAGGCTTGATTGATAGACCGAGTTTGTTAAATCTTTCAGGTGTAGATTGCTCAAAATGAGTCAGCATTTTGGCATTTTTGGTAATACGGAAATATTTTGTTCGGTCAAAGTATGCTTTATCTCCATAATACCAATTACGACCTTCTGCTATGGCTTGGTCAAGAATCTCAAGTAATTCTGGAAGCCAAAAACCAGCAACATCTCCATGCGTAAGCATTTTTGGATTTGTTGAAATCCTGCCGCCACAACCTTGAGCAAAGGCACGGCAAAAATCCATTGACCTTTGATTACCTACGGATGCGTAGGCAACGGGTACGCTGTTCTTGCCCATTCTTCCCGCCATAGGTCTGCGCCAACAGCATCCTTGTAATGCTTAAAGCCCGGGATGCCAGCCGTCCAATGTAGAATCATTGCTCCGTCAACAGGCTGACCCTCATCGACCAAACGATTCCATTCCTCTGGAGCGTCATCAATCTCATGGTCTGCCAAAAACTTAAATTGCAGCAAGTCCATCATTGACCAAGTATCAATCGATTCTGGCGTAACAGACCGCCAAGCCGGATGTTCACAGTTAATCAGCATTAGGCTTGCCCAATTCTTACGCTGATAGTCAAGATTAGGGCTTTCCATCTCTGTGCCAATGTATTTAATACGATTCTTGGTCTTGTAATTGTGCTTAACAACTGCAACTGCGTTTGTCTGTTTATGTAGCATTTTAGCCAGTTTTGCTACATCACCGAGACAAATCATATCTGCCGCATCAGCAAAGATTGCTTTGCCTTTATAGCCCATCAGATACGGTACAAGAAATCGACTTAGCGTGAACCGATTTGTCCCCTGTTTACGCCCATTACTTGATAGCGGAACAAACGAGACTGGAATTCCAGAACGGTAAAGCACAGAGTTAACAAATATATGGTATCCAACCGATTCTCTTTCGTCATAACCGCAGAAAATGGTTAACACGATAATTCCTCTAATGTTTTGATTGAAAAAGTTTTTAACGCAGTAGAACGAGTTGCATTAATGACTTCAACGCCTTCATCAACCAAATCTTGAGCCAATTGCACAAAGTTTCTGCGCCAACGCTCCATCACCCCGTTATCTGGTCCTTGATTTTTACCATGATACGGATGCTGACCAAAAAAATGAATCTTGCCAGCTTCAACCTTCATGTCAAAACCAAGCAAGATTATCCTTGTTGCGCCGAATAGATAGGCTAAATTGATAGCCTGATAACCTGAGTTATTTCCAAAATGAATCATCTCACGCCCAAGTCCAACCTGAGACACACCAGGCATTCGATGCAGCCCATATTTTTTAGCGGCTTTCTCATCTTGAGTCCATAATTCACCAGCGAAATCACGCTTTAATTCGCCAGCGTAAACATCCCACCAATGCAAATCGCAAGCATACATAATATCTGCTTGCGGTAGCCATCGCCAAGAATCTTTAATGGCGATTATTCGCTGGTCTTTTTCGGACGACCACGCCTGAATAGTGTCGCAGTCTTCTCTGGTAAGACTCGCTCCGGTGGCAACGACATAGACGGTTCGTCCCCACCAACGACTTCCGGTTCGATCTTGGGGTTCTCGTAAACGACCGCCTGTGGAGGGTTTACATAATCAACCAACCCAAGCGACACAAGATGTTCGGCAAGTTGTTTGCCAATGCGTAGTCGTTGTTTGCGAGAAACAGCACCAATGCGGCTGTCTTCAAAATGCGAGTTAGCAATAACCTCAATCAGTTCCATTATCTTCCTCTTTTCTGTTCCATTGAGAGGAACAAAAAGCTAAACGCTGGTCGGTATCTGGAAAATCAGAGACCGCTTCATCATCGCTCATACAACGAGCGATCAAGTCACGCTAAGATTCGCCAGACACCGGACTAGGCATTACTTAGAACGAACCGCTGATAAATGCCGCAGGTCTGTACACTGTCAGAGCCAGCCTTTCTTCGGCCAAAAGTGTCGCCATATTCTTACGGAAGTTGTCGCCATCTTCGTAAGAAATCTGAACCGCTGCGTCCATGCGATCCCAAACCTGTGCGCCCATGCTGAAAGCACCAACAAGGAACGTACCAGCTGTGATGCTGTTGGTCGGGATAACACGCTTGCCCCAAATCTGAGGACCAGCCATCGCCACAGGGTTGCTCCAAACGTACTGATTGTCGGTAGCTTTAAGCAACTCAATAGCTTCCCAATCAGCGGGGTTCAGAACAATCGTGTCAGCCATGAACTCGGACAACTGGCACTGAGTGATAGCACGGCGCAGTGCATCGAGCTTGCTGTCACCAGTCACAGCACGGTTATAAGCCGTGAAGTTACCAGCCTTCAGAATACCGCCGATGTTGCCAGCAGTTCCCGTACCGTTCAACAACTGATCTTCCTCTTCCAGCTTCAGACCGTAGATCAAACGGCTGTTGACATACGATTCAAGCTGGGGAGCATCATCCAACACCTGACGGGAGACGGGAATGAAGTGAGCAAGCGTCACAACGGGGGCAGTAGCCAACGTGAAGGTGATAGCCGACTCAGGCTTCAGGACGTTTTCCGAATTAGGCGAATCGTACTGAGGACCAGCAGAGTTCGTATAAACGTTCTCTTTGGTAAACTCAATCAGGTTCGATGAAGTACGTCCAACGGGCAGAGCGTCACGAATCGTCAGAACACGGTTCGGGTTGTTGATAATACCCACCAGGCGGTCAGCGGGAACGAGAGGCTGATTCTGACCAGCAGCGTTAACGATTGCAGCTTTCAGTTCAACACGGGCAAACTTAGAACGACCTTCTGCCATAGCTTTGAAGCTGTCTGATTTTGTCAGAAGCTCACCAGCGGTTTCTTGCTGTGCTTGTTTAGCACCGTCAAAACCTTCGGCAACACGGCGTTCGATTTCCAAGCACTTCTCGGTCAACTCAGCCGACTTGTCGGATAGTTTCTCAAGAGCGTTTTTGGTTTCCGTAGAAGTAGAACGAGCCACTTCGATTTCGCCATTAGCTTTTTCCATCCATGACTTTAGTTCACGAGTGGTATTCAGAAGACTGCCTTGCACTTCGGCAAGGGCTTTGATTTCGTTAATATCAGACATAATAATTCCTTAAAGAGTTTTTGAAAGTAACAACTGCAAAGCAATCTGACGTTTTAATTCATCGTCTTGCTTTAGTTCCTTCGGCAAATCTGAGATTTCCTCAAGCCCCACTTGAGAAAAAATCGCCCGTGCGCTTTTTGCCGTTTCACGAGCCAGCGAATTTGAGAAACCAGCTACTTCCCGTAGGAACTTCTCAAAATCTCTTACAGTATTAATATTATCCAACGCAGATTTAACTGTTGTCAAATCAACACGAGCATTATCATCTGCTGGATAAGTGACAATTGAAACTTCAGGTAGTTCTTTGATTGATTTAATTAACCTAAGTTGACCACGACGATTCATATCATCATCATCGTCATCATCATTGTCATCGTAATAATCGCTGCCAGAAACCATCTCATAATCACCGATAATGAAACCAATTGATAGTCCATCAACCGTTCCATGTTGCAGCGCAGCTTTAATGACATCAGCTTGTGGATTACCCTTGGTGAACTCGCCTTCCATATAAAGACCTTTTGAATCTTCTTCAAGATAAGTCCATTTACCAACAGGAATTTCCCAAGATTTATGATTCACAAACATCTTTGGCATAATGGAATCGCCATTGCTAATCCGCTCAATCACGCCTTTATATGCTCCAGCAACAATCGTGTCGCTGTAAGAATCCACCCCGCCAAAAACTGAAGCGTAGCCTTTAAATCCACCATTTGAGGCGAATTTAAGCTCCATTTCGCCAAGAGAGATGTTTTTGCGTTGAATCATTTTTTCACCTTTATCCTGAATCTTTGACCATTCTTTTTCAGCCCAAGATTTACCTGGATCACCGCCCCACAAAGCCCAAGCAATCCGTCCTGCGCTTGGATAACCTTCTTCACTTGGTGACCAGCCTTGACCTTGCTTATCGACTTCGTGCCTAGCAAAGTAACTGACCATCCTACCAATCGTTTCATCAGAAAGATTGACACGATTAGATATATCTCTCGCTCTGGCAACGCCGACAGCCGTGCCACCACGCCCATATTCTTCACGCCAGTCTAGACCACGCTTGGCTTCTGCTGCCATTGACTCAGTAGGTACTGGCATATTACGCCGCCATTAATAAAATAAGTTCATCTTCACTAATTGACAAAATACCTTCTGCATAAATTGTCGGCACTTCTGCGTAAATTCCTACGCTTTGCACATTTGCAAAAGCAGAAATTGATATTACGCCAAACGCAATAAGTGATTCTGCTTGTATTTTAGACCCAATTCCACTTATTTTCACGCTTGCCGACTTAAATTGGTCAGCAGAGTATCGTCTTGGTGTTCCAGATAGCTGGAAAACCTCGTCATTTTCAACAAAAGCCGTAATAGTGCCAAGAGTTATTGTGGTTTGTATTCCGTTAATTGATACATAACCATCATCTACTTCCGTTGCCGAGGCAGACACATCGCCATACGTAGATTGCGTATAAATGCCTGAAATTTGTACATTTGCTTCGGCATTTGCATAAATTTGAGCAAATTCTGTATTTGTTGTTATTTTTTCGACAGATTTGTAACTATCGCCTATAGCCGATATTTGTTGAATATCTGTTATGAGTTGTAAATCATCTGTTCTGATATTTGAATCAGCAATGTAGTTCAGTGAACCAGTGTTAGCAATTAAAGGCTCTAGTTCATCAAGTGTGATGTTTGATTCACTAATTGCTAAAACATCTCCAAGTTCAATCTGAGATTCAGCATTAAGGAATTCAATACTTGCGTTTCCAGCGGCAGATACATCCTGTATATACGTTGTAGCTACAATGTCGCTACAAACTATGTTTCCACTAGCCGCATAATCAAGGTTTCTCTCATAAAACCAAGCAAACCAAGTTGAAACATCTGGTAGCGGCAGATTGCTTGCCGTTACTTGTATGCCGTTTATTTTTACTGTCGCATTCATCCGATGCGAATCAATGCACTAGCACCAGCAACAGGAAGGTCAACTGTGAATGTGCCGTTCGTACTGGTAATGTCCCCGCCAAAATCAAAAGCAGCAACAGCCTTATTGGATTTAGATGAGTTGTAAATCAAGCAACCTCTGGCAGTAATAGTTGCGTTTGCCCATGAGGCATCTGCAAAAGTAATATACGCAACGCCATCAGCAAGACCGCTGGTAAAGCCAGTTAATGTTACGCCACCAGTCGTGTAGCCATTACCGTTGGCAACCTCATTGGTTGAGGAATAAGCAGTAGTCGCTGCGCCAAGAGTCGCAGAACTTGTGAACAATGCAATCTTGTATGTATCAGCAGAAGCGTGAACGCCCTCAAGAATTTCTTTTTTATAACTGTTGCAAACCGCTGTCGTGATAGCCATATTATGCCTCGTTCGATTCTGCGCCGATTAAGTTGCCTTTATCGTCACGGATTAGTTTAATATTTTTGACGCTCTTGCTTTGGTCTTTCTTAACATCCACCCCAAGACGCAACTCCGGCATCTCAAACTGTATGTTAGGGCTGACAGAAACATTCAAACTATCGCTTTTGCTAGTCATATCTGACAGTCTTTGCGCCATCATGTGCTGTGTTTCTGCCATGCGCTCGACAATCTGTGGCGTTTCTGTCGGTTGACCAAGCTGGTCGATAGGCATGAGATTAACTTGTGCCGTCAGAATATCCGCACCGTCCACCGGAGGCAGATTTTCCAACTGTCTCCACTCGTTTCGACTCATCAAGCCGTTTTGAACCGCTTGTGCGCCGATTTCCAGCCTATCCTTGAGCGAACCACGCAAAATAGCATCAAGGCTAAACTCAACGGTATATTTCTTACGTTGTGCAGCAGTCAAAACACGCTTTTCAATGGCTTGTTCCAGCGATTCCAGCATTGGACGCAGACGAAACTTGTAAAAACCTTGGATAAGCTGGTCGATACCAGTGCCCCAGGTTGTTGTTTTCTCGGTATCGTTAATCAATGCAGAGGGAATACCGAACCAACGAGCAATATCTTCTACGCTAAATTTGCGTGTTTCCAGCAACTGTACATCAGCCGGAGTCATATTTAGCGGCTCAAACTTCGCTCCCGCTTCCAAAACCAGCAAGTCGTCGTCATTGCCCTCTACTAAACCACGGTAATTCTGACGGATTGCTGAACGCTGTTCTTCTGTCAGCAGTCTGTCAATCATAAATACGCCAGGACGCTTGGCAGACTTACGAAATACATTGGAAGAATGGTTCTGTGCATTGACGGCAACGTTAATCGTTGAACGCATATAGTCAAGGCGAGACATACCAATTGTGCCGTTACCTTTGTCCTTCCAGTGCAGCATACTATCGGCTGCATAAACTACAACTTTGCCTTCGTACTGATATTTATAAATGACTGTCTGATCTTTTAAAACTTCGATTTCAACCTGATCTGCTGATAGCGGAATCATGGAAATAACTTCACCCGCACTGTTTCGCACCAGCCTTGCGTATGCATTACCACGCAGCAAGAAATTCATCACCATATACTGCCAAAACTCCATTGGCGTTTGGCGATTATTTGGATTATCGTGCAGCAGCGTCCATAGCGATGTATCTCTTGCTAGCTGCTTGTGTCCACTTATGTCATTTGCCCGTTCGTAAACGAACAGCGGTAACGATGCAACGTTATCAGATAGCAACTCAGTCGCTGCCCAAACGGCAGAGACTTGCAAAGCCCCATCAACACCATAGTCAGGCGTAGTTTCATATACTTTTGTGAATGGTTCTGAGTATTGGATGCCATCTTGCTGACCAGTTGCGCCAACATTGCCAAACCAGCGTCTGAGTGTTTGAAAGAATGTTGCCACGGCTTATTCCTTAATGTCTGAAGGCGACAGGATTGTTTAAAAATCCATCTAAATCACCTTCTATTTTACCTTCCATGCTTAGTGCCATTCCTAGTGCCATAATTAAGGCTACAGCACCGTCAATTTTATTCTCTGGAAACTCTTTTCTTGGATAAATGTTTTCCTTTGCATCTAATTTTGCCACTACATTAGACATCATCCAAGTCAAAACGGGGTCGCCATTATGGTGTATTCTACCTTGTAAAACCAATGCTTCCAATTCTTTCATTGGTTCTGACATATTTTGAACAGTTTGGCGATATTCCATAACTTCTAAATTATCAGCCTGAAGTCTTTGCATAATACTTGATGCTTGCCAAGGGTCAAAGCCAACAGAAATCACCTTAAAGTTAGACGCATCTTCTCTTAAATCTTCTTCAATTACGGAATAATCAGTCACATTGCCGTCAGTAAGAACAATTTTATTCTGTTTTGACCAACCAGAATAATGAGAATTTCTACCATCTTCAGCGGCATCTTCAGGAAGATAATATTTACCAAAAATAAAGTAATGTCTTTTATTTTCAATTTCTTTGGGAAATATTTTAATTTTTGCGGCAATATCGACTTTTGTAGCCAAATCACAAGCTATATAACAATCTTTACCAGCAAAATCTTCTTGTAAAAGTGTAGTATCGCCGCATTTTTCCCATTCGGCCATATTCATCCAGCTAGTATCAGCGTTGACCCAAACGTTTAAATGCTTAGTTAGAAAGTTATTTTGCGCTGAAGCCATCTGTAAAGCCTTAACAGCTTTTCTTTCCAAGTCTTCAGGACTAACGCTTATCCCATAATTAGGGTTTGCCTTCTTCCAAGCCTTCTCGCTAAACGGGTCATCTTCTTCGTCTATCGTATAAATAATACCAAAATAGGTATCATCCTCGTGGACGTTATCAAGAATTTTTCTTAAATACGCTTGTTGCTCGTAACAAATACCAACACGATTGCTTCCAGCGGTAGTAATAGCCCAGATTAAAGGCTGTGAACGTGCGCCAGTAGCGGTTTCTATAACATCCCATACTCCACGATCTTTATGGCCGTGAAGTTCGTCAATAATCGCTCCATGAATATTTAAACCGTCTAAGTTACCTTGTTGATCCCTAGAAAGGGCTTTTAAAGTGCTTGCTCTACTAGAAACATAAACAGCATGAGCAGAAGTAGACACACCAAGCGCAGAGCGTAAGGATGGACTTCTATCGACCATTCTTTTAGCATCTTCCCATACGATACGGGCTTGATCTCTTGTAGTAGCAGCAGAGTAAATCTCTGCGCCTTCTTCGCCGTCAGCAGCTAAAAGATAAAGTGATACTGGTGCAGAAAAGGTAGACTTACCATTTTTTCTAGGGCATTCGATATAGACAGTCCTAAATCTTCGCAAATACGTTTCTTTATTTAGCCAGCCAAAGACAGTAGTAAGAATAAAGCATTGCCACGGCTCAAGCGTTAAGAGTTTACCAGCAAACTGTGATCCTTTAATATGGGGTAGCGACTCAACAAAGCGACAAATAGCGTTTGCAGAATCTTCGCAGAAAAAGAATTTATTTTTTTTCTTTTTTAAATCTTTAAGCTGACGCTCACATGCCTTTTTAACCCAATTGCATGCGTCAATTTTTCCGTTCAATACATCTTTAATGTATTGATTTGCTCGTTCAACCCCGCTTAAATTCGGCAAATGGGTTGCTGTCATTTTGTTCTTCATTTGAAATTGATACTCTGCTTCTGCTACTAGGGGTAAAACCTAACTCTGAACTGGCTTTCATCATCAAAGTAGCTTGACGGTTAGCAATTGCCAACCAAGGATTTTGCATCGGCTCACCCTTAACTGGCGATTTAACAATTAAACCTCGCTTGTTAACTTCCAAAACAGCTTGTTTGTGCAAATCTTGAGCAACAACCCATGTTGTTAATATAGATTTGTCTAATCTTCGCAGCAAACCCTCAGGTGCGTTTTCAATTGCATAATCCCAAGCAGACTTTTGATCTTCGCTAAACCAATCAGGCGATTCGTACAAATTTCCTTTAGGCACAGGTTCGCTTTCTGGGTAAGCGTCAATTTTCCCAGAAAGAATTTTTAAATGTGTTGGTATTGGCTTTCGTCCACGCATAGTTTAGTTTACCACCCCCTGTGTTAATTACTGT